CAAAGCGGAGACGTATTGCAGATACAAAGTGATACTGCAGCAAGTCTACACGGTTGGGTTTCACTAATTGATAGCATTAGCACATAGGAGACAGCATGGGGTATCTTGGTAATCCAGTCACAAAAAATTTCACAACAACAACACCAGTTCAAACATTAACAGGTGATGGGTCTGTATCGTATGCACTTTCTTCAGCAGCAGCCGTACCAGAAGACATTGCAGTTTTACGTAATGGTGTACGTCAGAAACCAACGACAGACTATACAGTCAACGGTTCACAAATAACTTTTACTACAGCTTTAGCATCCTCTGATTCTTGTTTTATTATTTTCTTAAATGGTATTTTATTAGATCAAAACACACCAGGTGCAAACAGCATACAACCAAGCATGATGTCATCATTCAACGGTGTTTATGAAAACTTACAAACTATTACTGCTACAACTACAGTAGCATCAACCGATAACGCATTTTTAGCAGGACCTGTAACATTTACAGGGACAGTTACAGTGGAGGGTAATCTCACAGTCGTATGAGCACTCTTGAAGTAAATACAATAAAACCAATTTCGGGTAGCTCTACAGTAACTCTTGGTGAAAGTGGTGACACAATTGCTTTAGCTAGTGGAGCTTCACAAACATTAGCTGTAATGACTCCAGCTTTTTACGCCTATTTAAGCGCAACTCAAACTGTTTCTGCTAACACTGCAACAAAAGCAGAAATTGATACTGAACTTTTTGATAGTAATAATAACTATGACAATTCAACTAACTATAGATACACACCCACTGTCGCCGGTAAATATTTTGTTTTTGCACAATTAGATTTAGCATCAAACTCATCATCAACTTATAAAGAGGGCTGGGTACAAATTAGAAAAAACGGAAGTCAGATTGCTCAATCTGTTATGGATATGAGAAATGGCTTTGGTTTTGAGTCTTTTGTTAATGTCAATATAATTGTAGATATGAATGGTTCAAGTGATTATTTAGAAGTTTATGGTTTAATGGATGATACTGGAGGAGCCACAAGATTTTACGTTAGACAACAAAGTAATTATTTTGGGGCATACAGGATTATTGGAGCATAATGGGAACTATATTCGTAGATAATTTAGAACCACAATCCGGAACTAGCTTAACGCTAGGAGCGAGTGGTGATACAGTAACCTTAACTTCAGGAGCGAAGACTTCAGGGTTTGGTAAGGTGGGTCAAGTGGTTACGGGAACATACACATCAGATTCAAACACATCATCTTCATCTTTTGTTGATACAGGAGCTGGAGTATTTAGTATAACTCCTTCAACTACATCTAGTAAAATTATAGTAGATTTTGGTTGTTCGCCTCATGTAAATACAGGAAGTGCTAGTAATAATGTTTTGAGAGGTATTTTTACTATTTACAGAGATATTGCTGGTGGTGGTTATTCTAACTTAGCAACATCGACAGGTATAGCAATTAACAGAGTGGGAGATTCTTTTCCATCAAATAATAATACTCAAGATGTAACATTAAGAGTAATGATTGCAGACACTCCAAACACAACTTCACAAGTGAATTATAAATTATATTACTTAACTACCGCAGGAACTGTTTATTTAAACCTGTATGGTAACACACATACAGTTAAACTTACGGAGATTTTAGATTAATGTCAAAGATACTCGTAGATGAAATAACCACAAGAGATGGAACCTCTACCCTTACATTAGGTGCTAGTGGAAAAACTCTTAGCATACCGTCAGGATGTACAATATCAAATAGCGGAACAGCCAGTGGGTTTAGTAAAGTCGGTCAAGTAGTTCAAACAAAAGTAACTACTCAATCTACAAGTAGTTCTTCAAGTTATGCAGATGTATCTGGTTTTACTTTCAATTTTACTCCTACTGCAACAACCTCAAATGTTCTTATTTCTTGTAGCCTTAGTGGAGCTGTTGATAATCACAGCACAGCAGAAACTTCCTGTGTGTGGAAATTAGTAAGAGACAGTACAGATTTACAAGAGATGGTGCTAACAAGTAACTATGGAAATTGGATTCAGATTAACTGCCCTTTTCAATTTTATGATACTGCTATCTCAACAACCTCACAAGTTACATACAAATTTCAAGCAAAACGATTATTAGGTGGAGCTACTATGAAATTCAATACTGGTTACTCTACTGCAAATAGTTATCAAGCCAGTTTTATAACAGCCATGGAGATATTAGCATAATGAGCACATTAAAAGTATCAACAATCTCGCCTCTTGGCACAGACGCTACGAAGACAATAACTATTGGTAGTGGTGCTAATGGTGATAAAGCAGAAGGCGTTTTTACTAATAAACCATATTTTTCTGTTTACTTGAGTTCAAGTCAAACAGTAAGTGATGACACTGCTACAAAAGTTCAGTTTGATACAGAATTTGTCGATACAGACTCTACTTATGACAATGCAACTAACTATCGTTTTACAGTTCCAACAGGACAAGCAGGTAAATATTTTTTCAATTGTGATTTAACTGCTGCTGCGGACACAACACAACTTAATGATTTAAAATTATTTATTTATAAAAACGGTTCTAATTTAACAGGCACTGAAGCTAGAGTAAGATACCAATCACAAAACATATCAAGAGCAAGTATAAACACCACAGCAATTTTAGATTTATCAGTTGGAGATTATATAGAAATTTATGGACAATTAGATATCAGTGGAGGAAGTTCAAGAATTATGGATGGTGGTAAATGTAGATTTACAGGTTATAGGATGATAGGAGCATAACATGACAGTAACAAAAGTACCTTCAGCAGGAATAGATTTAAGCGGAACTTTTGCTTTTACAGGCACTGTTTCCGGAACTCCACAAGATTTAGTAAAGATATCAACTACGACAATTAGTAGTCAGAATACGGACATAACATTACCCACAGGATATAAAATTTATAAATTATTAGGTTCAAATTTAGTTTTGGGTGCATCTGGTCAAGCCTACGATTTATACACTACAACAGATAGTTTTTCATCAACAGATACAGATTTTGAAAGCACAAGAAACTATATTAGAATCGAAAATGGTGGCACAGGAGTAGAGACTTCTGATGGTTATTTAAGATTAGGTAACAATCAAAGTAATGACGCAACAGACAATTTAAGTTTTGAAATAACATTAGCAGAATTAACAACAACTAGGACCACAGGTTATAACGCTTGGGGCTGGTCAGTGTATGGTCATACAAATGATCAACAATCTTATGTTTATACTAGCGGTGGTAGAAGCCAAACTACTTCAGTTGTTAATGGATTAAGAGTTAGTTGTAGCACAGCCAGTGGATTAGGTGGCACGATAAGTTTATATGGAGTTGTAATGTAATGGGCTACTTAGGCAATCCAATCGTACAGGGCAACTTTTCTCAGATTGATGATATAAGTGGAAACTTTAATGGTTCCACGACACAGTTTACAATACAAGTAGGTAATACAACGCAAATTATTGGTAGCCTAGCTCAATTACTCATACACATAAATGGTGTTTATCAGGTGCCAGGCACAGCATTTACTGCGGGATCATCTAGTGGCACAATAGCTTTTACTGCAGCTCCTGCAAGTGGAGCTACTTTTTCGGGCATTATCTTTGGTGATACTTTTGATGTGGGAGCGCCGACAGATGCTACAGTGACAGCAGCTAAATTAACAAGTATTAATGGTGCGTACAGAAATGTACAAACATTAACAGGGGGACTTTCTATTGCAGCAAGTGAAAATGCAAGTATAGTAGGTCCTGTAACAGTGTCCTCTGGACAGACAATAAACGTAGCTAGTGGTGGAACACTGGTGATATTATAAGGAGTAAACAATGGCAGATTGTGCACAAGCAATACAGTCAATTGGAACTTACGAATTTGTTATTCGTGGTGACGTGACTACAGAAGCTGAGTTCAACTCAAACGTTGAGTGGGTTGTAGGTAAAGACTCCAATAACACAGCTATTATGGGTGCAAAGCCAGATGCTGTTACTTGGGCAAAAGTCAAAGCCGATATGGATAAACAAGATGCATTTGCATCACAAAAAGTAATCAACGAAACAGCAAGAGCTTATCTTGCATCTACTGATTGGTATGCAGTCAGAGAGGCAGAGGGCGGAACTGCTATGCCTTCTGATGTAAAAACAAAAAGAGCAGCAGAACGTGCTAAGGTTGTGGATTACGCAGACTTTAGCGAATAGGAGTAAACAATGGCACAGTTATCTACAAAGATAAAACTATACTGCGAGGCTAACTCAAAGACTGTAGACTTTACAAAAGACGTTTTACTTCAGGACGA